ATCTAAATAAGTTCCAGCCGTTACTGATGCAAGGTCTTGGGTAATCTGCATTGGAAATTCTAATATCATTCCATTAGTATCAGCCGCTCCATCAATATAATTAATAGTTACTGATGTACTAGCTGCGGTTGGGAATCCTCCATAAAAGTTATTATTACCGATTGAAACGAAATCCCCTGTTGCTTTTTTAATAGGAGGTAAAAATCCATAAGTTGTACCGCTTAATTTTTTAATTCCATGACCAGCAGCCGAAGGGTCAATATGTAGCTCGTATGGTGTCCAGTAATCATCTAAATTATCAAAGGATGCAGTTACTGTATTAGCACTATATAGATATTTCCTTGTCTGTAAATTAACTGGATTCATATAAGTACCTGTTGCAGCAGTATTTAAGTTTGGTATTTGTATAATCCAATAAACGTGTTTCCAATATACTAGTCTTGTTCCCCATACCTTCATAATCTCTACCATTACTTCATAGCAGTTTGGAGGTACATATCCGCCATCATCTGCAATCTCTGTATTAAAGACATTCATCTTCCATTTAGTCTGCTGTAATGGGTCGTTATTGTCGTTCATATTGGCATGAGCTTTATTATACCAATCAACGCAAGTTTTCCAGCTCCAATCTGCCTCAGCTCCTTGAGTTGTTAATGCTGCTCCTGTATAATTTAAGATTTGTTTAATCCAAAAAGTTATCTCTGCTGGACCCCAGAAAACCTCTGCTGATGTAGTGTAAGGCGGAGATGCAGTAGTTGGAACAAAATCTCTATCTTTTAATAATCCAATTCCATCTGTAAATGTTAGATTGACTTCATAAGGATATGAAACATCTTCCTCATCTGATAAATCAATTAATAAATAGCCGCTCCATATAGGCGTTTTTCCGCTTGCTCCAGCAGCACTTCCAGCCCTATATATATGGCAATATAAATCTTTCTCTGTATAGGTTGTTCGGATTGTTTTAATCCAATTTTGCATGATGCTATTTTCTATGATAATAGGCACTTTACAAGTAGATGCCATAATCGGTGAGAATCTATCATCTGAATCGCTTTCCCAAGTCATTACTGGTCCACCTGTTCCAAGAGTTAGAAAGCTCTTAGTTCCACTAAAATTATTATCCCAGATAGTTAAATAATAAGTCCATTGATTTTCTGATATGAAGGTTGATTCGTATTTAATAGCAGCCATTAGATGCCTCGTTTTCTATTGTTAGCAGTTCTTTGATTAGATAAGAATATATCAGTTCCACTTATCCGACCAGTTACAGTTACATTTTGAGATTGAGTACCCATCATAGCCTTTAATTTATTGATTGGCATTATCATCTCTGGACCATGAGGCGAGTCCCCGACCATTGCTAATGTTGGAGAGCTTACAAGACCACCCTCTGCGAAAGAAGGAATAAATTGATTAGCTAATGTTTTAGCAACACCCATAGCCATTGGAGCAGATATTAAATTTAATGGAAATGGTAATCCAGAAAAAGCACTTGCTAAAGCCCCAGCAACAGCCTCAGCAACTTTCGCAACTATAATCTCCCTTACAGCAGCTTTAACATTTTTAACATACTCTTTCATGTTTTCCGCTCCCGACCTTAAAGTTTCCTCTAGATTTTTATCTAGCTTTTCATTTACCTCCTCTTCTTTTCCTTTAATTTCATCTAATTCAGCTTGTTTAGCTTTCTCTAAAATTGTTACATCATGATTATATTTATTAGCTAATTCAATCAACTTATCGTACTTCTCGCCAACCGCAGCGATTTCTCTTTCTTGTTCTGTTTTTAAAGAGTCTTGGTATTCTTTTTCTAGCTGTTCTTTTGTATCATAAAATGTTCTAAAATCATCCAGCTCGGCATCGTGTATAGTTTTATTTAAAGCTGCTAAATCTGCTGCATCTTTTTTAAGTTTAGCGGCTCTATCTTTTGCGGCTTTTTTCTCTGCCTCAGTCTTTGCATCTTCTGCGGCGGCTGCTGCTGCTGCCTCTTTCTGCTCTAAATTTTTTATCATTTTGTCTAACCCTCCAAAATCATGGTCAAGCATTTTATCCCATTGGCTTGCATCAAACTTATCTTTTAACCTGTCAAGTTGTTTTTCAAGGTCTGGCATTTGAGACTCTAAAATCTTTATAGCCTCTTTTGTTTTCTTAACACCAACAGAATGATATTTTACCATATTTATATTACGCTCTGCCAGCATAGCCTCTTCTTTTTGTGCTAGCTCTTCTCTTTTCTCTAGTAGTTTTTGGTCTATCTCTAATCGCTCTATTGATAATTGCTTTATTTTTTCGCTTACTGCGTGAGCCTCAGCCTCTTTGTAAATAGTATCAATATAATCCTTAGTTGCATCATCTAGTTTTACAATGTCATCCTTAGCAAGTGTTATATTTCCATAATGCTCTTCTGATATCTTTTTTAAATCCTCTAAAGCCGCCTCTTTTTCTGATAAAGTTGTATTTTCGCTTTTTAATTTATCGGTTAATAGTTGAACTTCTACGATATTACTTTTTATTTCATTATTTGCCTCTTTTTGAGTCTCTTTTACAGCTCCCATTTCATCAGCGTATTTTTTAGCCTCTCTATTTAATGAAATAAATTTTGTTACTGTTAAGCCTACTACTGTGGCTAATATAATCCAAGGATTAGCTGCTATAACTGCTCCGATTTTTACAAGAACAGGAAGAAGAGCGGATGCGGCTATTGTCATCATTCCTAAAATAGTTACTACTGGTCCAATCGCTGCAAGATATCCCGCCCATTTTACTATGTTTTGTTTTTGGCTTGTTGTTAAATCATTAAATCTATGAGCTAAATCTCTAATTTTTGCTGCAATTTTAACAACATGAGGCATTAATGTTTCTCCAATTTCTTCTGAGATGTCTCCTAGTTGATTCTTTAATTGAACTAATGCTCCAGCTCCCACTTTTGCGGCTGTTGCTGCTTGCCCTTCAAATTGTTCGCTTAATGTTCGGGTTAAGGTTATAGCCTTTTCTTGAACATTCATTGTAGGCTCTAAGCCTGTTGCAAAATATCTTTTTAGAGCATCTGTTGAGGTTGCAACGGATTTAGCAACTAATGATGTTGCTCCTACTAAATCCAATCCCATACCGCTAGCAAAATCTTGAATGGCTGGAATTAACATCATGATTTGCTCTTCGGTCAAACCAAACATTGCTAACATTGATTGAGCCTCGATTGTAGCTTCATCCCCAAATAAAGTTGTGCTTTGTAATTCTTGAGCTTGAGCAATTAATCTTTGTTGAACATCAACCCTTCCTTTTAATGCAGTTAGTAATTTTGCCTCTGCTTTTGCTTGAGTATCAAAGGCTTTTATAGATACTGCTGCAAATCCTAATAAGGGAGCTGTTAAGCCAGCAGATAAAGTAGAACCCATTTTCTTTAATCCAGCTCCAAATTTTTTCATCTTAGCTTGAGCTTTCTTCATTGCTTTATCAAAGCCCTTAGTATTCGCTCCAAATGCTATCGTTAATAATCCTACTGATTTACTTGCCATTATCCTCTACTTGTCTTTTTATAAATTCCGCTTTCGCTTTTAATTTTTCAAAATCAACTTCTTTACCTTTCTTCTCATCTTCAAACTCAAGTAAATCTTTTGGCTTGAGTCTTTTTCCTTTTGGAATCTGTATATTTAAAAGTAAGCAAGTCTCCCATCTTGAACGCTCCCAATGTTGCCTTTCTCTCATACGTTCAAGCTCAAAAAATCCGCTTAACTTATTCCAAAAATGTATCGGTATCATGTCATATAATTCATAGACAGTCATCCCCATCATTCCCAGACCATACTCTTCCAGCTTTTGCCAAGAAAGCGAGCTTTCTACTTCTTTTCCTTCTTGGCTTTTTTCTTTTTTTCAGCTCCAGATGTTAGCATTGATGTTAATATATTCATGCAACGCTCTATCGCTTCATAATCTGTATCGATTAAATCGGCTAAATCATCGATTGATTGTATCTCGTTTGGTTGTTTTGCTTTTCTATATCCATCTTCTATACCGCAAAAGATGAGTTGTAAGGCAGAATCAAGAGACATATCAGTTCCTAATTTATCAAAATCCTGTAATCCCATTCCAGTTCTCATGCTAAATTTTCTTAGAGCATTAAATCCAAAGCGTACAGGATATTTTTTTTCGCCAATTTGCACGAATTTATAATCTTCCATTTGTTATCGGTTTTTAAAATGGTTTCATTGCTCCCTTCCCCGATAACAAGGAAGGAGA